TCAGCCTCTTCCAGGCTGAACCGCTCGATGAAGAAATCGCGCAGCCCACGGAACAGCGACGCAGCTTCCTCAAAGCCACGCTCGCCAAATTCAAAGGTCACGCCCTCGGCATCGGAGAAAGCCACGTTCTTGAGCCCGCTGACAGCCGGAGCCGCCGCGCCCAGAAAACCGACATGCTTGGGATACCAGGCACCGGGGTTGGGATTGGCCGCATGATCGGGACCAAAAAAGGACATACTGACCTTCTTGAACCGCCCAGCTTTCACCAAATCGCTGAACTGAGGCTCGATCTCATACAGGTCTGCGAACAGACGCTCCTGATTTTCGTCGTACTCCAGTCCCTCGATCCAGCCGTATGCCGGCGTATCATTGCTGGGATGCCCCACCACGATCGGGGCCGGAGCCGTTTTCGGGTCATAGGCATCCGCCACGGCCTTCAGGTCTGCCGCCGAAAAGGTGATCTCTGCGCCGACCATGGGCGAGAACGTACCAGGGCGAAAAACTTCGATCCGCGCTTTCTGAGGGGTGTTGGTCATGAGGTCCGTCCGATTGTTGACGAACCAGATTTGGCATAAGCGCCAAACAAAATCCGCCGGACAGGCGTCCGGCGGCCTCATAAGGTCTGGAATGCTCCAAGACTGGGGAAGCGGCCTTGATATCGCAAGCTATAAGTTCAGGTCGCGACGAAATTGCCCCGTCCAGCGATCCTAACAGGGGGCTAACAGGCCTTCAGCGCTTTTTGCGGATCACTGGGCGCTAAACTCCGCTAAGGCGTTCCTGCGGCAATTTCTGACGGGTTAGGATTTTCAAAGGCTGAGCCAGTCACGCGCATCTTCCAGAATGCCCTGTTCATCCCCCTCGGCCAGCCCGACGTAGGGCCGCGCAGGGATGCGAATGACATGCGCGGGGATCGTGACTTTGGTCACATGTGCCGCTTCTGATTTCCTGGCGAAACGTCGCCCAGGCTGACCGGCACCGTCGTCAGCGCGGTAGATCTCGCCCTGCCGCTCGGGAATGCGGATCTGGCCCCCGAACTGGTGAATTGCGGCATAAGGCAACGGAGAGCCGATCCGCACTTCATCCGAGCTGGCCAGATAGCTCAGAGACCCCGCCAAAGCAGATCCGCTTTTGCCCTTGCTGTTCGAGCGCAGGATGGTGATGGGCGTTTGGCCGGCGTTTTGCCGCGCCTTGATCGTCGCGGGTTTCAAAGGCTCCCAGGGCGTTCCATCGGGCGCGTTCTCTTCGCGAAACCGATCCTTGGACGAGCTGATCAACCGTTCGCCAACCGTGGCGTAAAATCCCTGAGGATCGTCGAGGCGCTGCAGGATGTCCTGCAGTTCGCTTCGTGCGCCCTGCTCTTTGAGCGTTGTACTGATCGGGATCATTGAAATCCCCCCCCAATAACACTATATTTTCCATGCGGGCACGCGAAGACCGGCTGATGGTCCTGGAAGCTCCCCGTAAAGACGGCCAGATCGCCCTTGGCCGTCATTTTCTTTTCCACAACAGCTTTCCTCCCCGCCTCTTGTCCAAAAGCTTCAGGTCAGGATCGCCTTTCTTGTTTGTCGTCGGATAGGCCGTAATGGCCTCCCACCATTTGCGCCCGATCTGGAAGACCACGATCAAACCCGTTTCCGAATCCGTGCGGATGTAGCGGCGATCCACCAGAAGCTCCGTAGTTTCGGGATCAATTCGGTCTTTCTTCTCGCTGACGCCGACCCAGATCTCATCGGGGTCCAGGAGTGTCTCGGCAATCAGCGGCGTTAAGCGCGCCCGATCTCGCTTGCCAACCTTCCAGGCACCGCTTGGGTCTTTGAACAGCTCCTCTGAAATCGGGACCTTGGTGCCGGCAGGATCTTCCCACAACACGGCCTGGCCGAGGTCTGCCCCAAAGGGGAGCAGAAATGAGCGGACATAGTCTTCATCGGCCAAATGTTTCGACAGCGGCGAGGCGTTGAAAGGCCGTGAGCGTTGCTGAAGCTCTTCAAGGGGCTCGGGGGCGTCGATCAGCACACGATGGCGCCCTTCGGGCCCCAGGCCACCGGCCTCGTCAATGAGCGCTGAAGGGACAAGCCCCCGCTCCCAAAGGTCACCAGGCATGTAGTCCCAGCCATAGCCGATACCTTTGGGCACCCAGACTTCCCTTCCGTCCCGGCGCACGATTTTTTGCATGTCGATCAGCGGCGCGTCATCCGGCCCGTCTTTGCCCAGGCGGCGCAGATCGCCCTCGCTGAGGGTACGCACGCCGCACGAACACATCCAGTCATTGGGTGGGAAATACTTGTCCCACCACGGATCATCCCAGCGCAGAACCAAACCATCCCAGCTCAGATGCTGCGGGCGAGGTTCTTTGGGCTGGCGGGTATCAGCATGGACGTATTGCCAATATGGGCGGCGCTTGACCATTTCCGGGTCGCGCATCTGTTGCAGCCGGCCAGCCATATAGCTGGTTCGAATATTGGTCTCAAAGATTGTCCGAATGCGCCATTCGCGACCGCCATTATAAGACCAGCCGTATTTTTCGACGATCCGGTCGAACTCGGCTGCAAAGCCCTCGATGTCGTAAGTTTCAGCACCCGCGACGATGGCCGCCTGGAACTCTTCCAGCATGGCCAGATCGGTTGCGCCGGCCACTACGAATGCACGATCGTGATCGCCATGCATGGCGTCCGTCCAGGCACGGGTGGGTTTGCCGCGCTTTTGCGTCAGAAAATCAATCTGATTGCGATATTCCTGACGGACGAACCCGGCAGAGACATAGCTAGGCTGCGCACCCTCCGCGTCCCCATCGGCTTCGACAAAGACAGCCTCGCGCCCTTCCAGGGCCGCAAGCGTCATGGCCTGCTGAAGCTGCGCGGCCAGCACATTGGGCGTCCACTTCGCGACCAGTTCCAGAAGGCCGCGGCTGGCGGCCTCAAAGTCTTGGGCTTGGGTGATGACTTTGCGGATCGCCTCGATGCGCCGCGTGAAATGCCGCTCGGCCGCGCCCACGGACAAATCTGACACCCGCATGACCGGACTATCGAGATCAGCAAAACAGACATGCCCGTCAGATCCGCAGGAATGGCCGTGATCTAGTGTTTTTTTTTGAGCCGATTGGCCGAGAATTCGGGGCCTTTGTCCTGATCATCGATAAGGAAAGGATCGGGCTTTTGCCCCCCCGCAAATGAATGGCGCACCTGGACCAGGGCATCGATCGTGCTGTCATCCAACTGTTCGGTGACATCAAAGCTGACGATATAGTCGCGGGCGACGGAGTCGTCCTCAAAGGCAGCCGCTTGGGCGACCACCGCTCGGATCGCGTTGTTGGTTTCCTTGGCCGCTTTGGCTTTGGTGCTACGGGTCTCGGCTTCGGATTTCTCGTTCTTGGGGCGCACGCGCCAGACCTGGGGCAAGGCCGCGCCGGGCATGTTGTATTCAACAATCCAGCGAATGAGCTTATCGCGCAGAGTTTCTGACAGCAGATCCCCGTCGCTGTCCACCAGCAGGTCCAGCATTTCGTGATGCACATCGCCCAAGGCGCGCGAGCCGCTTTTGTCCACCTGCGTGGTCAGCGTCTCTCCGGTCGTGGTGATCGAAATCTGACGATCCCAATATCCCAGGAACTGTTCGTAGCTGACCGTGCCCGAGCGGGAAGCCTCCAGGAACTCCACATCCGTGCCGATTGGGATCGTCATGGCCGAGGCGGTACGGCTGCGCAGCAGCTCGTTCAGCAGCTTCTGCTGCTCTTCGGGCAGCGTGCCATAGGGCGTTTTGCCCACCACGGTCGGCCCGGCAAATTTCTCCAGAAAGTGCAGCCAGAACGCAATGCCTTCACGCTTGAAAAGCACCGGCCAGAACAGGCGTGATCCAATTCCAAGCCCGTAAGGATTGTTCCCCTTGACCCCGAAACGATGGACGACGAATTTCCGTTCTGGCAGTTTGATCCCTTCGGTCATCGCGTTCCAGGTCAACAGGCGCAGCTGCCAGTCACGGTCGAAAACAAAGCGGCGCTGATCGTTCTGATGCAGACGCTCGGGCTTGATCCGCGATCCGTCACGGGTCCAGATCACCTCGCTGGTCGCAAAGCCCTTCAGTGTGGCGTCCAGCAAATCCTCGCACAGCTTATCAAAGGCAAGCGCCTTCAGCATCTCTTCGACCAGATCCGCCGCTTCCTTGTCGATCGGGCGGCCCCCGCCTGGCAGGACTTCCCAGTTGCGGGCGACAAGGGTTTTCTTGCGTTTGTCCAGCATGGCCGCAGCGTGGGTGTCCCGCTCGATCTCGTCATAGATCGCCAGGCCCTTGCCACCACCTTGCTGGATCAGCGTGTCGTCGGCGTGTTGCATCACACCGTTGAAGAACGGGATGGTGATGTCGTTCTCAACCGAGGCGATCTGATGGCGCGCATCTGAAGGCAGGTTTTTACGATGCTCTTTCTTGCTCATCGGTATCCTCCCAGCCGGTAGCCGGCCAATTGGTCAGGTTCAGCCGCGACCAGCCCCGTCTGGGGTCGCCCAGCGGCCCCGCCGCCTGCATAAATCAGGGTGTTCTGCCACAGCATGTCCAAGGCATCGGGGCCATCGTCGTGATCCCCATTCGGCCATTGCTGAAGCTGGTCGATCAAGGTCGTGTGTGCGGCGTTAAAACGGATCTGGCCTGCAGCAACGGGCGGCTGCAGGCGCTCTATCCGCAGATCCTTGTCCGCGTTCGGAACAATCGGAACCGCCGAAACACCCACGCCCTGCCGCGCAGCCTCGGCCATGAGGGAGGTGCGCAGGAACTCCTGGAACTGGACCGTCTCCACGAACCACAAAAGCGCATGATACTGGCGCTGCAGCGCAATCGTGTCAGAAATGATCAGGTCAGGCAGCCGCTTGCGGATCGACGCCTCGACCACGTCCATGCGAGCATTCAGACGGTCATACCCCCCGATCAGGATGGCAGACGGGTCGCGGCCCTTGCCCTTTTTGCCGAGGCTGGGGTCGATGGCCCCGAAGAAAACCCAATCGGTCTGGCGCTGTACCCAATAGGTCAGATCGCCGAACGGATTACCTTCTGAAATCGGTTTGTTCTGATACTCGGTCATAAAGGCCGACAGATCAGCCGCGCGCTCAAGCATCAGGAACAAGAGCGACTGTACCGAGGGCCAGTTCACCACCGCGCCCTCGTCCATCCTGTCTTTGTTGCCCTGGTAGAACGCTTGAGCGGCCTCTTCCCCATCATTGTGATAGGCTTCTTCGAACTGATCCCAAAGGTCCATATTGTCGGGGAATTTGACCACCGCGCGAAACTCGGTTGTGTTCCAGATTGGTGCTTTGGCGGCGCGCACGATCACCGCGTCAAAATGCAAAACCGTGCCAACCCAGATGACGTCCATGGACCCATCCGGCGGCCCCACCTTCAGAGCCGCGCGATAGATCCAGTTCCACAGCTTCTTGCGCTGCTCGGGGCTTTGGACGTTTTCATCGTTTTCGATGTCATCCAGGAACAGCAAATCTGGGCGGTACGGCCCATGGCGACGGCCCCGGATCTTCTTGCCGGCACCCAGCCCCTGCACCTTGATATTGTTGTGGGTGACAAACTCGCCTTCGCGCCAGATGCGGCCAGCGCCACAAGCCTCGGGAAAATCGTTCTGCAGGCGGGTGTTGGTGACCAGCTCAGCCTTGAGCGCCTCGATCAACAGCGCGGCCTGTTCATAGACGTCACATACCTCAATGATGTATTTCTTCAGGCCCCGAACAATACAATACAGCGCAAAACCAAGGCTCAGATGCGTTGATTTGGAAGCCCCGCGCGGCGCAATGAACAGATCCCTGGCACCCTGTTCCGAGCTAAGTATTTCTGGAACGCGCGCAAAAATGTGCTGGTGAAACAGGCTGTGTTCGCCACGCACATAGTGCGGCAGATAGGTTTCCATGAAGAACCGAAACCCGTCCTCGTCCTCGATGCGGCTCAGACGCTCGGCCTTGGCCTGCGGGTCCGGCTCGAAGGCTTCGACATTCAGCTCGATATGGCGGGCAAACTCGCCGGCCAGTTCCGCGATCTTGTCACGGAACTCCTTCTTGCTGACGGTGGGCTGTAGTTTCGCCCGCCGGGTCATGACGTGTAGATCTCGGCCAGGCGCTCGGCAAAGGGCTCGATAATCTCAAGAATTGCCTCGGCATGATGCGGGAATTCGTCTTTAACAAACGCCAGCAGCTTGCCCATGACATCCTGTGCGACACCCAGTTCGGAAACCTTTGGTGCGAAGCGCTTGGCGCTCGCTGCCATCTTGGTCATCGCGTCCGACAGCGAGACCAGCATGTCCACCTTTTCTTTGACGGTGTGATCACCATTCTTGATCTCGTCCAGGATCGACTGCGCCTGGATCATGAAGTCTTCGACCACGGTGGACACCACAGCCTCGACACCTTCGCCAGCGATCACATGTGCGGTACGCGCCTTGTCCCAATCATCGCCCTCGGCAGCGGCCGCTTTTTTCCAGCGCCCGACACTCGCAGCGCTGACACCATAGGCGGCCGCAATGGTTGCCATGGTAAACCGTCGATAAACATAGTCTGAGCGAGCCTTACGGCGCGTTTCTTCGTTACGGCCCGACATTCAGTCCCCCGGCAATTGTAAATGTGATGGCACCCATAATCAGGCCGCCGATAATGAGGCGGGACACCCATTTCAGGGTGCCCTCAATGCCGTCCAGCTTTTTTGTCGTTTCAGAGCGCCACTGGGTGGCACCCGCATCGCTCAACTCGAGTACGCGGATACGACGTTCATGCTCCTCAAGGCGCTTGTGCGCCCGCGTCATGCTGGCATGTGTAGTATCGGTCAAATTGACCTCCTTTAGGTTAGGCCACCTAGTCGCTTAACCCAACGCGACCACCCAAACGTGCCGCCGGAAACAGCCGCCCAGATAACGCCACCAATGGCCACGGAGACTGCAGACAGATCGACCGTCATGACGCCCGAGGCATCATCAAAGCCCACAGAGGGCAGCGCGGCCAGAAGCCCGGCCAGGGGGTAAAGTACGACAATGCGCAAAAATAGCGCGAATTTGTTCTTCAGCATCAGGAAGTTCCTTGTTTGAACAGCTTGGAAAGCGTGGCCCAGAGCGCGCTCCAGAAACCTCGCCGTTGGGAAATCGGAGGCATGTTGATCAATGCCTCGTGCAGCGCCTGAAGCGTGAGCGGGCCGCAGACGCCGTCGGCGACCAAGCCAGCCTCCCCCTTCTGAAACTTCAAGACATCGTCAGGCTCGAACCCCAGCAACACCAGGGCCGCACGGCGATAGTAGCGCAGCCGGTCATTATAACCGTTCAGCCCACCGTTGATCGCGCGCGTCACACCTTTGAAGGCCACCTTGAAGCGCTGCTTGCTCGCAAATTCGTTGAGATTGCGGGTGTTCCAGTACCAAATCGGCGCCAGCCCCTCCCAGGGATCTGTCAGGACAGCGTCAGGATGGGCAACGAAGTCGGGCGCCTTGGCATCCAACCCCTGCGCCCAGCGAGTGAACGCTGCATAGTTTGTGCGCCCCGTCAGCTGCAACCCGGTCCGACCACGATAGGTGTAGCCATCACCATCAACTTCAGGCGAATTTCCCAGATCCGTGCGCACGTCATAGCGTTCTTGCGCAGCGGTCGGCCCCCACACTTCCTGATCATAGCGAAACCCTTGGGATTCATGGCACATCTGGGCCACATACTGCGCCAGACGGTGCGGCAGCATCAAACCACACTCACCACCGAAGCGATTAAGCCCCGCCAGGAAAGAATTGGCGTTGTCGCGCCCCAGCTTCCCGCCGGTGATTTTGTCGAGTTGGGAATAGGTTAGAATTTGCATGTTTCGGCCCTTGTTTCAGACCGAGAATTCGCACACATGCCAAACAAAATCCGCCGGACAGGCGTCCGGCGACCTAGGTGACGTCATCAACATCCGGGAACAGCGGTAGTGCCGCCGGAGGCGCTGGCGATAAGCGCCGCACGTGGCGGGTCGAGATCCCCAAAACGCGCCCGATTTCGGTCTGAGGTATGTTTTGCGCCTGCAGCCGCAACACCTCTGCCCGCAAATTTACGGCCTTGCCATTAGGGATGTACATCTTCTGATGCTTGAGCAGCTCGTTAAGCTCTTCTGCACGTTTTTCTCCGAACAGGTCAATCATTGCTTGCTTTGGTTTGCCACCAAAGAGGACGTCCTGCCCGCCGTAGAGCGCCATGAGCTGAAGCGCGACCCCCGGCCCCATGGCATCCACCACATCGCGCAGAGAAGCGGGAAACCCGTCAGCAGACATCGTAATCCCCCAGACGCGTCAGGCGCTGCCGGCAAGGAGCGATCCAGTGATAGCTGGTTCCTGAAATCGTCGCATTGAGGTCCCAGATCATCCAGCAATAAGCCGTTGCCGAGCTGGGCAAGCGCCAGACAAACTTGCCTTCTTTTTTGGACCAGACGCGCAGCTTGACGTCAGGATCAACCAACCGGCCTTTATACAAAACAACGCGTTCGGAAAACTGCAGGATTGCGGTTGGCGGGGTCTTTGAGAAAAGATCGAGGTAACGACCTACGCTTTCAGCAAATGCGCTTCTGACAAAGACGACCACGCCGTGCTGGCTGCTCCTCAATGCCCGCGCGATGAATTGCGCCGCCAGCCGAAAAGGCGGGTTCATGAATGTCCAGTCAACATCCTCGGGATCATGCCCAAAAAGGTAGTCTTCGACACGGAATCCCACACCATAATCGTGCACATCAAGCGCATCGACATCGCCAAAAAACTCAATGAGGGGCCGCACCATGTGACCCCTGTTGGCGCAAGGTTCGCGCACGACCATGTCGGACAAAAAAGACAAATCCGGGTCTGCAGCCATCTGCCCGGCCACCCATTCGCAGGCGGCGCGGGTGGCCCAGGGAGGGGTCGGAAAGTCATCAAGGCTGTTATGGGGCTCAACCCGTTGCTGCATCACGGCCGAGCTGGTGTTCTGCACCATGCTCAGCGCCCCCCACCCAGTTCAGTCGAAATGCCTTCCCGCCGACACCAGGCTTTCAGCGCCTCGATGACATCATTGATTTCAGAGGTCTCGGTCATTGCATCAATGTCGATCGGCACATGGCCCCATTTGGGCTCAAACCGGGAGCGAATGAAGGCGTTCAGGCCCTTTGCACCGCCGATACGAGCGTGCCCGGCCTGGTGCAGCAAGCGCCACAAAACATGGCAATAGCGGATATCCGGGCGTTTGGCCGCTGGGCGTTTCTTGCCCGAGCTGTTGAAACCGCGAGCCCTCAGGCGTTTGACAACCAGCTGAAGCTCGGCCTCTGACATGTCCTTCAGGCTGGATTTTCCGGTCGCGGCCAATTGCAAATCGTGACGGGTCTCGCAGTCCAGACCCAGTTGACGACAGCCGACGAAAATCTGCTTGCGAAGCCGCTCAGCGCTCATTTTGCGCCTCCATCAGCCTGCGCCAGCCTGCGCCAGCCCACCAGAGCGTCCTGGACCTGAGGAGAGGCGTAGGTAGCACCCAGCAGCGAAACCAACGCGTAGTATAGCTCGTTCCCTGCCCGCGTTAGATCCTCGTTTAGAGGCGCAAGATTGTGGTGTTTCTCAGACATCCGAACACCTCGCGCAGAGGTCAAGGTTCTCTGAAGAAACGGTGAATTTGCGGCCACAAACCCGGCATTCAAACTGCTCGTTCAGCTCTTCAATGGCGGTCAAGACCGTATTGTAGGAGTTGCCTGGGCAGACGGGCACCAGGGCAGATGTACCGCTCGCGACTTCTTGAATTTCGTATGTCATGCGTTGCTCCTTGGCTGCTCATCAGGCCGGAACCACCACGTTCCGACGACACGCCCGACCAAAGCCGTGCGCGTTTCGCAAGTCAGGCTTTCGCCAGGTCGATAGTGATTGTGTCCCAGCCAGCATCAGCGTGATCCCGGATTTGGAAACGCTGATAGGTCTTCGAGCCGACCACGCGGATCGCTTCCTTGATGGCGCGCATGGCTTCTTTCCAGCGTTCGTCATCGATATCGAGTTGGAGCAACATGAAGATTTCCGAGCGGTTGATCTGACCTTCCTTGTCGGTATCAAATGCTTTGGTGATCAGCGCGCGGATCTCGGGACGGCTGTCAGCGGACCATTCATTGAGGCATTCATCCACCAGCACCTTGGCTTGTTGCAGCTCAGGGCCGAACTCAATCTGATCTGCGACGCGGATCTGAACCCGCATCAGCCCGTCATAACTCATATAGGTGCGGTTCCCCTTGGCCCCGCCGATCTTGGCCCCATATTCCTGAGCCAGCAGCGCGTCTAGCGAGCCCAGATCGTCAAAAACATGCCCTTTGAAGCGCGAAATCCGCCCGCTCAGCTCCTGAGCAAACCCCACTACTTTGCGGACTTCTTCATCCATCAGGCGGTCTTTGGGCTTGATCAGCTCAACAGGCATCAAGGCCCCTTTCGCATCGCGCATATGGGGCACACCGCCCACGTCGATCACGCCCGCTTTGGGCGGGTTGTCAGCTTGTTCGTTCATCGGTTTCTCCTTTGAGTGGGTTCAGGTCGCATTTCCGACAAGCCCCCCATTGGGCCAGCTTGTCGGGATGGGATGTGGACATGGGCGCGCACGCCAGGCGTCGGCATTCTTCGTGCGAGATGCCGACACGCTGATGGGGACAGGCCACCTTGTTGCGGTAGAGCTGCACGATCCGCGCACCATGCTTTCGCGTGACCAGGTCAAGGCTCTTTGCCGGGTAGGTGCCGTTCAAAAGCATGGAAACCGAAGGGCGCTTCATGCCGGTTTCACGGGCAATCTGCGAAACCGACTTTCCCTCTTCGCGCTGCGCTCGCAGCAAGGCCAGCCATTCAGGATCAGGCAGATTCAGGTTCAGACTTGGTCGCATGGAAAGTCCTCTCCTGAATTGAAATCGTGGATTGCGTTCTTCTTTTCGCTGTGGATCGGTGCCGTCGGACCAAGGTTTTTCAGCAAAATGAACTGCTTGAAGCCATTGGATCCGATGGCCGTCCCTTTCAGGCGTTGCTTAATCTCGCCAACAATCCCGGCTTTGCGAAGGGCGCGCACATAACGCATGGCGTTCTCATATTCGCGTTCTTCATTGCCTCGGCCCGCATCAGCAACCAGATCCCCAAGAGTGAACCGGCGACGAAACCGCATGGATGACCAGGCGCGCTGTCGGAACGTGTCCTTGGGGCGAGGTATGACGTTTGAAGGGCCATTCGGGCCTGAGCCGAACTCCACACCGTCCTCGATGGCCTGCAGCCCTGCATCTGTAGGCAACCAGGTGCCGGTGCGTACATGGCGGATGAAACCACGCCCCTCCAAACGGGCGAGTGCGTTATAAGCTTGCCGCCGGTTTAAACCAAAGTTGTCACGGACCTGCTGGACCGTGACTTCCTTGCCTTCCTCAAGAGACTTCAGCAGCGCTGTGGGCGCGGCTCCAGGCTTGCTGGGGTTCATTTGCGCCCCCTAGGCACCAGAATAGGCATCCCCTTCTGACGGTCGTTCATGATCGGCTGACCGGCCATATCCAGCATGGTGACCGGATCGTCACCATCGAGACGGCGACCGAAGCGCTCAATCGCCATGATGGCGTCCAGGATTTCGCGGTTCAGCCCGCGCGAGGCCCGCCAGACAAACTCGGTCAAGTCATCGGCAACGGGCACTTCGCAAAGCTGCCCAATCATTGCGGCCGTATCGTCAAGCGAGGAGGTCTCGAACTTGACCTTGTTGGGTGCGCGGCTCTCGATCTGGGGGAAGCGGCGCAGGTCATCACGCAACTGACCCATGCCAACCAGAATGGTGGGCAGGAAACGCAGATCAGAAATGCCCCGGATCGCTTCCATGATCTCGGCCCGGCGCGATACCAGGTCACACTCGTCAATGACCAGGCCAAAAACCTCGCCGTTCAACGCCGCCATCGTGGCGCGGTTCTCCAGTTCCTCCATCACGCGGGCAAATTTTTCGCGTTTGCCCCGGATCGTGTGGTAGGAAACGCCCAGTTCCGTCAGCAGGTCCTTGATAAACCAGTTATAGTCCCAGCCCTTTTGCGCGCGCATGTAGACGCTGCCGGTTTGGGCGACCCAGCGGCTGAGCGTGGTGGTCTTGCCCAGACCCGGCTGGCCGTCCACGACAACCAGGCAGGCCTCGACGGCACCACGTTCGTCAAGCGATTTCAGTGCGCTGACAAACCGGCGATAGTTTTCTGTTTCAACAAACGTTTTCCGCATGTTATGCTCTCCTCAGTTCTGACACCTTCGGGTGCCTATGCAACGGCACGGAGGAGGTTCCAAAGCGCCTCCGTGTCGACCCCCGCCAGCTCAAGCGCCTGCGTTGCAATTGGACGCTTCAGGCAATCCATCAGCAGCGCCGCTTGTTTGGGGGAAATCTCTTCAGGGTTATCCAGCGCCCATAGCGCCAGTTCTTCGTCGGATTCGAATGTCCGGCGGCGAGGCGCTGCGGGCTCGATCATCTCTGGCAGGTTGACCACCTCAACAGGCTGCGTGACCGGTTCTTCAGTTGGGGTGATGTCCACCATCGGCACTTCGTTCAGGTGTTCGACAAGGGTCGGTGCCCCACGTTCCGCCTCGACGGTTTCAACCTTGCGCTCCAGGCGGCGCAAACGGCCCTTGGCGCGATCTTCCACGGCCTTGCGCTCATATGACAGCGGCACATAGCGCTGCGCATTCCCCATAAACTCAGCCACGCAGATCAGCCTGCCAGGCTGGCCGGACTCCACGTCGAACTCGCGCACCCAAACTTTGTCAGCCTGGTGATAGTCGTACCCGACCATGACTTTCTGTTCGTGATAGCGCTCCAGCTCGTGGTGGAAATAGGTGTTGGTATTCCACTGCACCTCAGCGCGACGGGCCACGCGGATCTCGTAGGGGCGGAACAGGTCATCAGCCTCGTCCTGGTCAATCGTGACCGGCTCGAAACCGTCAGCGACATGAGACGCCCAGCTTTCATTGGGCGTCAGGTGGCGTTTCTTGCCTGTTTCCGGGTCGCGGAACTTGGGCAAGCCGCGATGAGGCTTGTTGTTGTACTCATCGACCATTGCCTCGCACATGGCCACGAAATCAGCCCATTCCGGCAAGAGCCGGGACTGGCCAAACTGGTCAAGGTCGCGACGGGTCATCTTATGGACCTTTTGTCCGGCCTCTTTATCCATGTCCGGCCCGATATAGGTCGGCAGGCGCTTGGCCAGCGTGTTCCAGACACTGTCGTTCGGCTTCTCGATGCGGCCCTTGGCCTGCGAACCATAGGGGGCTGCGTGCATTTTCGTGACGCCTAGCCGCCCCATCAGACCGCTGACATCGGCATCCATCGCCTTGTTCTTGTAGCCTGGTCCACGGTCGACGTAGAAAATGGCGCAAATCCCATGTGCCGAACAGGACCGGCGCAAGGCCTCAGCTACTGTGATCCGGTTTTCCGAACGCGCCAGCGAAATCCCGACGATCTTGCGGGTCACAACGTCAATCACTGTCGTGATTTCCGGTCGGATCGGGCGGCCCGAGACGGGGTCAGCGATCTCGGCGTCGAACGTCTTGCCATCGGCTGAGTAAATCGTGGTCGGCCACATGCCTTCGGTTGTCCTGGTCACGTAAGCCATCCGCGAACGCAGGGTCAAAAGGCCTTCGCGACCGACGTGTTTCTCGATGTTGTTCAGTCGGTTGCGCAGGATGTACTGGACCTGTGTCAGGGACAGCCGCTTTTCCTTCGGCGGGTCCGTTTTGAGGTATTGCCTCAGCGCGTCAGCTGCCGACGGCTTCGAGCCAATGGCATAAAACTTGAGGAAATCCGAAAAACCGGGATTTATCGGGGCTTGCGCCTTTGGAGGCGTCGGTGCCAAGGCGACAATTCCGGCATCTGAACGCGTTTTGAACCAAGCATAAACAGCGCTGCGTTTGATGGTTGCGACCGCTCTCCGATCATTTGCTACCTTCAGGCGCTCAGGATCTAGCTGAAAGCCGTCTGACGCTGTTAGGACCAAAGGATATGCGAGGCTTTCCACCTCACGCGCTGTCAGAAATTCTCCATTTTCGCGTCGCGCCTCAATGTCCTGACGGGCCAAATACTCGTCTTGTGCATCCAAGAACTGCGAAATCCCCCAGGCGCGCTTTTGTCCATTGGCAATCGCAAAACCATCAATTGAGGTCAGGATTTCAGCCCGCGCCTCCATGACGGCGCGGGCGCGTGGTGGCAAAGCATGGCTGCGCACAGCGTCCAGCTTGGCTTGATCAGCGACGGCCTGTGCCTCGTGTCGCTGCACTGCTGAAGCCCGGACAAAATTGGCGTCCAACGACGCGCGCAGCCCTTCAGGCAAAAGAGAAAAATGGTACTCAAGCCCGCCACCACGCCCAGGCCGCTTTCGGCACAAGGTCTCGGGCAGATCATTCCACCCCTCGCGAACGGCATAGTCTCTCACTCGGCGCTCTGTGTGCGGGAAGTTGGTGATGCCACGCGATTTTGCGAGCTCCGCCATTTCCCGAGCACTGAAATAGACCCGCGTTTGCGAGGAGCCTGCCACTAGATCCGCCCCTGCCGTTTCAGAGCCGCGATAACGCGCTCTTCGTTTTCCAGGATCAGACGGTCAAACACCGGTTCCGGCAGTTTGCTAACGGTTTTGCGCAACGCGGTAAGCTGCTTTTCGATTGGATCAGGCACAACGCCACCCTCAAGCGCCTGGAGGGCACCTGAGACGTTGGTTACGTCATCGTCCCCCAGCACAAGGTCCAAAACCTGTGCCTGCAGCTTGTGAGATAGCTCTGAAAGCGCCTTCAGCTCGGTCTGTTTGCAGGCCAGCGCGGTTCCGACAAGGCGGTCGCGCGATGCTTGCGACAAATCGGTCCAAATTTTGACCGCAAGCTCGATCGAGCGCTTCGAAAGACCGATTTTTTCGGCGTTGGCACGGGCAAATCCGAAGATTTCCTGAGATTCCGTGGAGGAACGCAAACTTTGCGTTCCTCCTTCTTCTTGCTTCTTTGGAGAATTATGACCGTTCTTGGTATGCGGGTATTTACGCTCCCAAACCTGTTTCAGCTCATAGAGCGAATGGCAGCGGTCCAGCGCGATCAGCGCTTCGCGGCCGAGGTTCTCCATCACTTCTTCCAGGCACGCATCATCCGCCGTTTCAGCGGTCGATAGCGTGTAAGGAATGGACACCCAGCCCAGCAATTCAGCCGCACGATAGCGGCGCAACCCTGACACCAGCTCAAACCGCTGACCGACAGGGCGCACCCGGATCGGATGCATCAGGCCTTGCGACGCGATCAGGACTGCCAAACCCTCGACCCAAGCAGCATCCAGGCTGCGAGCGCGGTCTTTGGGCACGTCGATCAGGGTCATCGGCAAGGTTAGGGTCGTATCAGACGTCATTTTTGCTCCAACCAGGTTTGGACGCGCGCAGATAGGTAGCGTGAGCGGCGGCAGTCACCGCGCGCGTCCCGGCCTTGGCCCTCCCCAAAAGGGCCAACGGAATTCTGAAAAAATGACCGGGGGCGAGGAGGAGGAGGCCCCCGGTCAGTGCCCCGAAACCAGCAAGGATGCGCGGCGAGCAGGCAGCGCAGCGCGGTTTCAGGGGTGTGCGAGCAGCCATCAGACGACCTCCTCGCAGTTATACTCGGTCAGAATGCGGCGGGCGGCGATGCACCAGTTGACCGCCAGCTGTTCTTTCTGGTCCGCCATGGCAGAAACGCCGAACAGGCCGACCTCGAACCAAACAGGGCTGTAAGCGCCCGGATCTTCGGGCACCGTCCAGACGCCATTGCTCAGACAAAGGCTCTTGAGCAGCAAAAACCGTGCGCCAGGATCGACATTTTCCAGCATATCAATAGCGGCGCGAAGCCGAATGAAATCGAGGAAATGCGATTGCTCGGCCTGCCCCACCAGATCGTCCCGCAGCTTGCGCGCCCTGGTAGCTTCGACTCCATCATCTAGACGAATGATGATTTCACAGGCCCGGAGTACGTCCAGATCACTCAGAAACGGAAGGTTATCCAGGAGATGGCTGGCATCCGCGATCACTTTGGCGGCGGGAATAACACTCATGCCTGCGTCCCCGCCTCTTCCAAAAGACGATGTGCCAGTAACTCGCCGCAGATGTCAGAAAAATACATGCAGGCGATGGCCGTTTCGATCCCGGTGAGAGCGCCCGACGAGCGGGCGAATTCGAACAGGATATGATTGGGCACCAAACCATCAGAAGCAGATCCTGACTCCGACAAGCGATACAAAATCAAGTCCAGGCAGACCCCGCGAAACCGCACCTGCTCTTCCGGGGCCAGCTGACCCACCGCATGATGCGGCTGCGGAGACGCAAAGGCACGCAATACATCGAGCGAAATCGGCGATGCTGCAATCTCTTCTGCGGATAAATGCGCCACTTTGTTCATACCTGAAGCCCTCTAAGTCCGTGGTACCGTATGTCCGATTTATCGGATAGTCAACACATAGCATCCGATTTTTCGGTCACTCTGAAGGCAGAAACTCCGTGCGCTAGGTGACGTTTTCTGCAACTCATCTAACGCGGAAACGAATCCAAACCCTGCATCCCTCAGAGAGAAAGAGACAAAATGGAAACACTAAAAATCGCCACGAAGCTCGGAAAACTCCACACATACATGGGCGCAAATGGCTTCGAAATCGAAGAGGTCACCGAACCAGGCAAGATTTCCCAACTGGTAGCCCAACTGGACAAACCCTACCTGACCCCGATGTCGTCACCCGACCACAACGACTTCACCGAAAACAACGTAATCTGCCTGGTCGCCATGAAAAACGGCAAGCCCGCGATGATGGGCTGCGCACGCCTGGAAGACATTGGAGAAGAACCCGTCGGGCGCTATTGGTCACGCGTTTTTGCGCGCGCATACGCGACGAAAGCCAACGAACAAATCATTGGCGAAACTCGCCCTAAAATTGAAATCATCCTACAGCGAAAGCTCGTGTACTTTGGTGACCTCTTTGTCGCGCAGAAAACGCGAGGCAACAGACTCCCACTAAGAGCGTTCATTGCCATCGGCCACCTTGCAGCCGCCCTGAAGTGGGACCCAGATTGGATTTACTGCTTTATTCGGGAACGTGACATCCTGCTCGGAGCAAGTGAAATGTACGGGTTCAATCGGGACTTTGGCCCCGCATTTAAGTGGCTCGGAGATCCGCCTCACCCCAGGGACCACTCAGAGCAGCTTGTCGCAGTGGATAGGTCCGACATCCAAATGATGACCGAACGCACCGCCCTGGCAGTAGAACGCTCGACCTCCCCCTACACAATCAACAGCGAAAAATTCAAGATAGCCTGATCATCGTCAGCACCGGAGACATGCAGCAGGCAACGAACAAAATCCATTTTGACGCGGACCGGATGGTTCGGCATCTGCACATCAAGGCTCTCTACAGTTGTCAATGACCCACGCTGGCAGGCCTCACTATAGTCTGCCAGCCAACTTTGTCGGAGCCCAGTATCGTCAACAGCATCTAGCGCGCTTTGCAGCAGCGCCTTATCGGGCGACCCCATGGTAATAGCCGCCAAACTGGTCTCGCCGACTTCCTTTACACGAATTCCAGCATCACCCTCTGCGGGCAGAAAATACTGATCACAACGATCCATCCACTGCGCAAAGGCCTCAATCCGCTGACCAGATTTGGCGTGCATTCGCAGAAGCGCATCTGCGGAGAGCGACCCTACCGCTTCCTGCCCACTAAGCGCCTCCACCACATGCCGAGAAAGAGGCATAACGTCTCCACTCGCGGAGCGTGATCCTGACTGGAGGATAGCGCACCCCACCAGGCCATCCAGAGAAACCCCCAGCAGCTCAGCAACTCGAGACATACCAAAAATCCCTGGCCCCGTTTTGCTAACATCAAGCCGCTCATCCCGCAAAATGTTGTATAGCGTCTTTCGACCAAGCCCCGCGTCTACAGACAAACCCCAGACGTCATCCCGATACTTCTCCGATGAATTTATCGCCAATTTCAGGTTCTTCCTAAACACCCAACGGCCCCTCATTCCTAAATTTAGGAATAATTCATGCAGCACTTGACCGCACCAGTCAAGAAGTTGTTGAACTAAAGGTTGTAGAGATTGCCTGACAGGAAGTCATTTTGAGAGTTGGTGAGTTTGTGTACGCCCTGACAAAAAGATCTGAAGAGCAGATCAGAGCCCTTACGCGTCGACTGGAGTCAGAGGCTCGCCCAAAAGGATCAGCAGGCTATTCAACTTCTCTGGATTCTTCTGGATCAAATCCAAAAGACGCCTCGTCTGCGGCGACACCTCTAATCCCAGCAAAACATACGAAAAGCTAATGCCGTTTTTCTCACACACGACAGCCAGCTTTGTAATGACAGGCTCCGTGTCGCTGCTGAGCAGATTCTGGACATACCCCTGCCCAAAACCGGAATTAATCGACGCAGCTCGCATAGAGATGCCCGCCTCATCCAACTTCTCAGCCAGTCGTCCTTTGATCGCTGCAATGTCAACCGTATCACTCATGGATAGATTATCCGATAAATCGGATAAAAACGCACGTCCTTCATTTCGGACATTGACCATCCGTTTTATCGGATATAGCCATTGCATATGAGCACCCCCGAGGCAGACAAACCGTCGGACAAAGAAACCGACACTCAAAAGCACATCAAGAGGCTGATAAAGCGGATTGAGTGCTTTTGCTCCGAGAAGTCCTGGAGCGAGGGCTACTTCAGCAAAGTTTCAGCGGGGGATGTAGGCGTTGTGGAGCGCCTAAGAACAACTGGCAAGGTTACCGGTGCCAAAATGGTTCAGATAGAGAAATACCTCGACTGCGCAACAGCTCAGTCGCTCTCTTCCCTTGATGACTAGACCTTTCAGATGAATTAACGAAAGTTAAGAGATTGGCTTGCAAACTTTCGCCCCAACAGAAAAAGCCTATTCTCTTTTATTATCATACACTTAATGTGTAACCGCAAGAAATCCCGTGTAGCGGCAACCGCTACACAAGGCAGGATCGGTCATAATGGCGGTCCCGACATGGACGCACAGAAGCTATTTGAACTGATCGGCCCTCGCCAAGATGAGCCAGTAGAGCCTTTCGAGCGAGGCGCGGCCTGGACAGCTCATGCCGATGATGACGAACTCAAGCGCCTGGGCGTCCTCCAGGGGCGCATCACCCGGCGGGAACGCGCGCTAAAAGAGCTGAAGGCCGAACGCACCCGCATCATGAACCGCTGCATCCGCCGCATGAGGCGCAAGGATGGCAAGAACTGAGAAAGGGCCGTCGCATGGCATCACCAGCTGAAATCGCAAATGACATGGAGGCCCGCGCCCGCCTGCTGAGCCGCACCCATGCAGACGACAATGCCCGAGCCATGAAACGCGCAGCGGCGTGTATCCGCGAGCTGATCCGCGAAAACGAGGTATTGGCGCACAATACCACTGTTACTGCCATCGTGACGCTGCCTGGTGGCAAAGCCAGCACCGACTAGCTTTAGCCAAGTCCCCGGCAATGTCCGAGGTCACGGCGCTTTTGTTCAGATCGGCCAGTTGAGCGCCCACGCCGCCGGGGCCCTGACCGCTCCCAGCCCGAAGCGGACACGATGTCTGACCTCTTTCATATCTTTCGATAGAAGAGTTAGCTATGTGGGAGCAAGCCGCAGCGGCCCTTCATTGCACAGATCAAAAGCAGAGAGATATGGGAAAACGCTTGATTCAATTTGGGATGCGCTCCCGGATCTGCTCTCGCCTCAGTTCCTCCGAAGGCAACGTTAACCTTTACAGATCCGTCAGATTGAGTTTCGTTTCCTTGAGATTGCGCAAGCACTCTCTTCATATGAAAATCTGAAAAGTGTATGGCTCCGCAGGTGCTCTCGTAGACGCTTTCTATCCAATCTCCATGCCCAGCAATCTGCGTAATCAGCCAGCGATCAGTGGCCTTTTCCTTACCATTTCGTAGTTTCATCCTGCGAAGTTCCCGACCTTGAAAAACGTCTTTGGCAAAGCTTTCTGCAGTCATTCCATTTGTTTCTTCCGCCCAATATAGTGCGTAGAAGCGAGCAACAGTGTCCAGATTCAACCGGAGAATGGTGGCTGCCATTTGCTCGTTCCCACATTCTATTGACTGCTGAAATGCAACCATGAGCGAAACCGTTCTTCGAACTGCCGCAAGAATATACAAACGCTCAAATTCATCAATTTCAGTATAGGATGCGGTGGTGGTTGCTATGTGCTGAAGGTCTTTTCTGATCTCGTCAAAAAACGGGATAGCTATTTTGGCGTCTGTTTTGGTATCGCTTTCGGCACTTGGTCCCGATTTCATCCCGTCGTCTACCAAGTTTACCTCCTCTTCGTAATTTAATTCGATCTGTACTATTGACGCTTAACAGCAAGAACCCAATCGATTTGTTGAAGAAGCAAAGCTTTGCAAAGTTCACTATCTGCGCATTGCCACCTTCGGTTGATCGCGCAGCATCCGTCACTATGGGCTCGGAGCCGACCTTCGCTGCATCGAGCATGAACGTCAGCTTTTGATATTGCGCCCAGTCTTAGTTAGACTGAGCGTCAGCCTTATCGGGATGAGGGCGGCAATCAACTGAGAATTTGCACCGACTAGCTTTTCAGACGTCCGAGTTTGGAGCGGATACATTCTGCAGGTTCAGGACCATCTAACTGTTAGAAATAAGGCCTTTTCGTTTCGTACTGACACCCTGAGCCAAACTCGGACGTCGCGTCCGAGTTTGTTTGTGACAGCTTCTGGATTTTAGTCCGAAACCTCCGGCAAGGGCGGTTTGTTTTTCTATTGTTATCAAACCGTTCCTAAATGCGCGCTTTGTGTCCGAGTTTTGAAAGTGTTTGTTCGATGAATGTCTGAAAAGCCGCCCGTTTCACCCCCCTACTTGCACGACGCCTTTTGGACGCTCTGGGGTGTCACCCTCGTTTTCCCCCTTATTTTCAACGCCCTATAGAAACTCGGACGCTTTGGGGTGTTTGTCCAGATGTTAGTACCCCCCTACAGTAACAGCGGCGATCAAATCATCCTCACATCCCGCTTCCAACAACTCACAGGCCGCATTGTAGCGCCAACTGTGAATGTCATAGTCCAAGGCCCCGATCTGATCGCGTACCTTGCGCACCGCTTGCGAGGCCCCGCGATAGGACCAACGGTTGGTCCCCCGCTCATTCGTCAGGATGAACACCGAATGACGGCTGGCCTGATCCAAGGCCGCCTGCAACTCGGGCAGGATGGGCACCCAGAGGGTTTTGTTCGTCTTGTTCTGCTGAACCACGATTGCGCCATCCTGAATGTCGGACCAGCGCATTTCCAACACGTCCCCGATCCGCTGACCAGTGCCGACGCATAGCTCCATCACAAGCCGTTCACGCGTTCCCAGCGGGCAAGTCGCACGGTAAGCGTCCAGCAATTCACGCGGCCACGGTTCGCGCTCGGTCTTCTGGGTTTTCAACTCGGGGACACCCTTGGCCGGGTTGGTTTCCCGCCAGCCCAGATCGACGCAATGCTCCATCAGGACACGCAGGACCCGCAACGAGTAATTCGCAAAATACGCCTTACTGGCATTTGCATCGCGCAACCGGATCACATCCTTACGCTTCATGTTTGCCGGGTTGGCATCGCCCATCGCATCGCGGAAGAAGTCCAAATATTTGTCATAATCCAACGCTGTGCGCGGCTTGAGCCGACGGTAACGGGGCGATTTGCGATAGTTCGCAATCAGGGCCGAGAAAGTCCGAGTAGAAACGCGCGGGGGCTTTTGTTCCCCCGACAGAATAGAGGCGTATTCCGCCCAGAATTCTGGCGTTCCAAACTCATTCTCGAACTTCTGAGATTTCCACCCACGACGCTGAAAATACAATCCATTGCGTTGCCGATAGACATGTTTTGGAAGTTCACGTTTTGCCATGGCGCATATCTATCCTCTCAAATTCGTCTTCAACGTCGGGTTTTGACAGGACGATTTCGATCTTGCGCCCCTCGACAGTAACACGCGTGACAACCTTACCAGCCCGCTCAAAAGCATTGAGCAAGCCAAGGGCTTTCTGTTCAATCGTGTTTCCTGCCATGTCGTCACCTAATCCGAAGGCCGTGCTATTCATCCAAGTTCGCGCACCTAAAACGGTGAATGAGCGGGAACGCCCATGCAAACTACTATGGGATGAATCTAGACAGGCAGGGATTCGACGACAAGAAGACCAAAACACTTTGCATTGAGAATCGTTCTCACGTGTCTGTAGATGCATACAGAGCAAGTGACACC